CAGTGTCGAAGATGTAAAGAAGTCCTTGCTGCTGATGTTGAAAGACATTGAGAAATATGGAGTGAAAGACTATGAATAAGTATGCAGTGATGATTGAGGTAGACGACGATGTAATGTACGTCTCTGATGAGAACCCATTTGGCTACAACAGTATCCCTAAAGTCTTTAATAACTTTGAGGAAGCAATGGTAGCAGCCTGTTGTTGGAAGACAGGTAGGGTTGTAATTTACCCAGTATGGGATGAATGGCACGAAGGAGAGATAGGAAAGTAATTTTTCTTTCGTTCTATATCAAGGGGTTAGCTATTTTGTGTAAAATAATTTAGTTTTACCCCTTGACAAACTTAAAATAATACCTATATAGTGCAAACAGAAAGAACTTAACTTTATGCTCCCTAATAATAAAAACAAGCTGAGTCCATAAGAGTTTTAAGTTCTTTCTTACCTTTTCCTAATAAAAGCTATAGTGACATGGCAGAACGTCCCACAAAACTCCCCTACAGCAAGCATGTTGCGAACTATGTTCGGCAAGCTGTGCAGGATGGTGTCCAGATCAAGGACATTATTGCTACTGTCAACAAGAAATACCAAAATGCACCTCGTACATCAGCTACGTTCTATAAGCTGTACGGGGCAGACATTGCCGAAGCTCGGGCTGAGATTACAGGTAAGATTGGCAATGTAATTGTCCATCAAGCCTTGAACGGCCATTTCCCCAGTCAAGAATTCTACATGAAGTCCAAAGGCGGTTGGAGTCCGAAAGAAACCATCCAATCAGAGGAAGTCTCTGGTGATCCCGATGAGAATCTTTCAGCTATTGACTCTCTTATGACCTTGCTAGGCAAGGATTATACGCCAGAGGAAAACGAAGAAGAATAATGAAACCCCGAGCAGTTCCTATCACAGCATTAGAACTAAAAGAACTACCAGACCACCAAGTAGCACAAATCCTTAAAGACCTAGGCCCAAGTAAAGTAGAAGAACTTAAGCATACTTGGGAGTTCTGGGCCAGACCCAATCAATTAGAGCCGAAAGGTAACTGGGACTTTTGGATTTTCAATGCTGGACGTGGGGCTGGTAAAACTCGTTCAGGTGCTGAGTGGGTTCGTCACCGAGTTAAGTGTGGTGATAAACGTATAGCCTGTGTAGCCCCCACTAAGGGTGATGTTAGACGGGTTATGGTAGAAGGTGAATCAGGTCTCCTAAACGTATGTTGGGCAGGAGATAAGACTTACCGAGGTGCTAAGATGGGTTATCCTGTCTGGTCATCAACTAACAATACTATGATTTGGGCTAACGGTGCCCAAGCCGAGTTCTACTCCGCAGAAGACCCAGAACGACTTCGTGGTCCCCAGTTTCACTCAGCTTGGGCAGACGAAGTAGCAGCATGGAACCACCAGCAAGAAGTCTGGGACATGTTGCAGTTTACACTACGTCTAGGTAGAGCACCAAAGGTTATGGTAACCACAACACCAAAACCTACAAAGCTAATGAGAAACCTCCTCAAGAATCCTCGTAGCTTTATCACCAGTGGTTCTACCTTTGACAATGCTGCCTACCTTGCTCCACCATTCCTCGAAGGTATCCGTAAGGAATATGAGGGCACTAGACTAGGTAGACAAGAACTCTATGCAGAGATGCTAGAAGAAGCCGAAGGTGCCTTGTGGGATACAGACATCTTAGACAACTGTCAAGTAGACATATCTGAAGTCCCCAGCCTTAATAGGATTGTAGTAGCACTAGACCCAGCAGTTACCCATAACTCAGAATCTGATATGACGGGGATTGTTGTAGCAGGGATTGACATTAATGGAATTGGCTATGTTTTGGGCGATTACACTGACAGACTCTCTCCCCAAGGCTGGGCCTCTAAGGCAATTTCATTGTATCATGAGTTTAATGCTGATAGAATCGTGGCAGAGAAGAATCAGGGCGGCGAAATGGTGCGTCGGGTTCTTGAGGCTGAGGATAACACGGTTCCTATTCGGCTTGTACATGCCTCTCGTGGTAAAATGGCTAGAGCTGAACCTATCTCAGCCCTCTACGAAAAAGGTAGAGTCAGACACGTCAAAGGACTTGACGAACTAGAAGTCCAAATGAGAACTTGGGAACCCCTAGGTTCCGTAGGAAGTCCCGATAGATTAGATGCTTGTGTTTGGGCCTTAACAGATTTGATGCTAAATGGCGTCTCTAAAGTGTCTCTCAGACTGGCTTATAACAGTGCCAAGGGCCTAGAATCAGAAAAGTACAATCCAGAATGAGAAAAATCAGTGAACAGCTTGGGAAGGCCGAAATTGGTCAGGGTGGGGTAAACACCTATAGTGGTGTAATTCGTTCTGACGAGTTTCTCCCTGAACTTCGTGGTAAGAAGGCTATCCGTAAATACCGTGAGATGCGGGACAACGATAGCACTATTGGTGCCACCATGTATGCCACTGAGCAAGTCCTTCGGGACGTAAAGTTCACTGTAGAGCCTGCTAACAACACACCAGAAGCCCAAGCTGAAGCTGACTTTGTAATCTCTATTCTAGACGACATGGAACAGACCTTGGATGACCACATCTCCGAGGCTTTATCATTCCTAACCTACGGTTTCTCCCTCTTTGAGGTCGTCTACAAGAGACGTATGGGGCCTAACACCAGCAACCCCAAGAAGTACAGCAAGTATGACGATGGCCGCATTGGTGTCCGTAAGCTGGCCTCTCGTGCCCAATGGACGATTGATCGTTTTGATGTAGACCGTAAGACTGGTACCACCAAGGGTGTCTTCCAAGACGTTACCTTTGGTATTGGTACAAACTATATCCCCTCTACTAAGTTACTACACTACCGTACTACCACTTTGAACAATGACCCATCAGGTCGTTCCATTCTTCGTAATTCCTACGCCTCTTATACTTACCTGAGCAACCTTCAAGCTATTGAAGCTATTGCCGTAGAGAGGGAGCTGAATGGTATCCCTATTGGTCGTATTGCTGCTGAATACCTCTCCCCAGAAGCTACCGCCGACCAAGTGTCTCTGCGTAACCAAATGGAGAAGATTCTACGTGACCTCAAGTTTAACGAACAGGGTTATGCACTTCTACCTTCAGATGTGTACCAAGATAGTGATGGTAAACCCACAAACACCCGCATTATGGATATTGAGCTTATCTCATCCAATGGCACCCGGAATATTGACATTAATCCAATCATTCAAAGGTACCAACATGACATTGCTCGGTCTGTAATGGCTGAGTTTCTTATGCTTGGTGGTGGTGCTAACGGATCGTATGCACTGTCTAAGAGTAAGACAGACCTCTTCCTGCGTTCTATGGAGAGCTATATCAACTCTATCTTTGATGTAATTAATAAGCAACTGATTGAACCCCTGTGGCATCTCAACGGCTTAGACTTTGATCTTATGCCAAAGATTGTTGCTGGTGATGTTGCTCCCCACGATCTCAGAGAAATCTCTGGCTTCCTTCGTAATCTCAACAGTGCTGGTATTGACGTTTCTTACCACCCAGAGACGGTTCAGGATTTGATGAGTATCGCAGAACTTAACTATGATCCCAATGTGGCTCAACCCCAACAACAGGAAACTCTATAATGGCCTTTTTAGCTGATGCTGTATTTGACAGTGGTCTGTCATACATTACCTCGAATGGTAGCCGCATTGATATTACATCAACTCAAGCTACGACCTATACTGAAGCAACTTCGACCTTTACCCTTGGTAACAGTACTTCTTTGTCAGTAGGCTCTCCTGCTGATCGTGGTGCTGGTGGTCGTGAAGTAACTGCCGCCTCTATCACTAATGGCTCTGTCACAGGCACTGGCACTGCTGCCTTCTATGCTATCACTGATGGCTCTAGTGTCCTCATTGCTACTGGTGCTTTGACTGCCTCACAGGCTGTTACAAGTGGCAACAGCTTTACTCTTAGCTCGTTTACTGTCGGCATCCCTGATCCTGTTTGATAAGGACTATCTACAATGGTAACTCTCGTCAACAGAGCTAAGATGTCCACTGCCACCACTGGCACTGGTACTATCACACTAGGGTCAGCATCGACTGGTTATCAGTCTTTTGCTGCTGCTGGTGTAGTTGATGGTAATGAGGTTCGTTATACCATTGAGGATGGTAATGATTGGGAGATTGGTACTGGCATCTATACAGCTTCTGGTACCACCCTCACTCGTTCAGTTACCGAGAGTTCAAACGCAGGTGCTGCACTCACACTTACAGGTTCTGCTGTTGTATATGTCACAGCTACAGCTTCTGACTTTGCTGTCAGAGAGAACTGGATTAACTTTAATGGTACTGGAACTATTGCTATTCGTGAAAGCAAC